AGATAACTTTGAGGACAATGTGAAGAAATATTCAGAAACATTTCCAAGTATAAAACTTGCCAGTGGTAAGTATGCAAGATCTAATCCAAAGAATTTAGAAAATGCATTTAGATGGTTCTTTGAAACTTATGATTACAGTTGGGATACAGTTTTATTAGCAGCAAAGAAATATGTTTTGGAATACAGAGAGATTAGTTATCAATACATGAGAACATCTCAATATTTTATTAGAAAGCAAAGCAGTGATAAAACATGGGACTCAGACTTGGCTGATTATTGTGAGATGATTTTAAATAAACCAGATGATGAGATAATATTTATTAAAGAGAGATTATTTTGATTGTAGTAAACATACATAAGCTATTTATTGGTTTAATTGGTAGTATTTTACTATACCTGATTATCAATAGATTTATAGTAGAAGTAAGTGTCACACAGTATATTGTGATTGAGGTACTTATCACAGTTTCCCATTGGTTATATGTTCAATTAGAGCGTTATATGGATGATGGGGATAGTGAATTTAGAGCATAATCCGTAAACATATGTATAATAATGCTAGGGCATTAAAGCCCGTGAGTGAAAGAGATGCTCTTAAAAAGGCTCTCTATAAAATAAAAGCTAGACACAATGGTGAATTAAAATCATTGAAGACAGCTTGGGTAAATTTTAATGATGCTTTTTGTGATGGGTTGGAGTGGAGGACTATCACAGTTGTTGGTGCTAGGCCTGGTACTGGTAAGACTTTATTTATGGAACAATTGGTTAATGATGTCATAAAGATGAATCCTGACCAAAAGTTTAGAGTATTAAAGTTTCAGTTTGAGATGTTGGATGAAACAAATGGTATCAGAAAATTGTCTATGAATGTTGGTTCTGATTACAATACTCTGATGAGTAAGGGTAAGCCTATTGACAAAGGTATTTTCCAGAAGTGTGTGCAGTTTTATGAAGATACTGCAAGTTATGATATGGTAGATGTAGTGTATGATCCATGTACAGTGGAAGAGATGTGTGCTACCATTCATGCTTATATGTTAGAAAATAAAACAGATGAGGGATTTACAAATACTTTGGTCACTATAGATCACTCAGCTTTATTTAAAACTGGTGGAAAGTATAAAGATAAGTTTGAGATGTTATATGGTCTAGGTGAGGCTCTTACAGAAATGAAGAAGAAGTTTCCTGTGGCATTCTTAGTGTTAAGTCAGCTCAACAGAAATGTTGAAACACCTGAGAGAGCAAAGGATGGTACTTATGGAAACTATATTCTGGATTCTGATTTATATGGTTCTGATGCTTTATTACAACATGCTGATGTTGTTCTGGGAATAAACCGCCCTTATAATAGAAAGATTAAGTTTTATGGTCCGGAGAGATATATTATAAACAATCCAGATCTATTAGTATTTCACATACTTAAATCCAGAAATGGTTTTATGGGTATGACATTCTTTAAACTTGATAGAGTTATTATGAGGATAGTAGAAGTAGACCCGCCACCAACAGCATCATAATTTAAACTAAAAATATGTATACAAGAAGAGAAAAAGAAAAAGAGATGATGGAACATCACCTTGATTACTTACAAAATCTAAAAACAGCTTATCAGTTTACTGTTAAAACTGCATTCTTTAGCAAGGGTAAAGTTGGTAGAAACATACAGCTGTTTGAGAATGAACTTAGTAGGGGTTCTGATATTTATATTGAACTAGTAGACTTTCTCAGAGATCCAAGTGGAGTGGAGATAGATATGGTACCAATGTATGAAGAAAGACCACTATTTAAGTACAGATATAATCCTTATTTTAGTGAAGAATATGAAACTAAAACGGGTACAAGCTCAAGAGGTGAGGAATATATCACATATGTTATACCTGCTTCTGAGTTAGTTTATGTTACTAGAGATGGGAGTGAAATGCCATACAATCAGTATGATAAGTATAGGCTTGAAGAACCAAAGAAACAAACTAAACTCAGTGTTTTTCCAGACTTTGAGCAGGAATTCCTTCCCAAAATAAAGCAGGAAAGTAATGAGGTAAGTTCTATTTTATTAGAAATTGCAAGTGGATTTCAAAAACTTGCAGAAGCATTAAAAGAAAAATAATATGAGTATAGTACTTCCAACAAAGAAAGTAAAAGCTGATAGAGTTAATCCCAAAAGATTGATTGTCTATTCTAAGCCTAAAACTGGTAAGACAACTGCATTTGCAGGTCTTGATGATAATTTGATTATTGACTTAGAGAATGGTGCAGACTATGTAGAAGCCCTAAAAGTCAAGGCAAATAATCTGCAGGAATTGAAAGAAGTTGGTAAAGCAATTAAAGAAGCTAACTATCCGTACAAGTATGTTACAATTGATACTGTAACTGCTTTGGAGGACATGGTTATGCCACTTGCAATTAACCTTTACCAAAAGACACCAATGGGTAAGAATTATTCTGGAGATAGTATTCTAACCTTACCAAATGGTGCTGGCTATCTATATATTAGACAAGCATTCTTTCAGGTTTTAGATTTTATTGATACATTAGCACCCCATATTATTCTATCTGGTCACATTAAAGACAAGCAGGTAGATGATAAAGGTGAGATGGTATTATCTGCAAATATAGATTTGACGGGTAAGATAAAATCTCTAATCTGCGCTAATGCAGATGCAATAGGTTATATGTACAGAAAGGGTAATGAAACTATTATTAGCTTTAAAACTAATGAAGAAGTTACTTGTGGTGCAAGACCTGAGCACTTAAGAAATGAAGAGATAGTAGTTTCTGAAATGAAAAATGGTGAGATAATAACTCACTGGGATAAAGTATATAAATAATAAATAATAACAAAATGGGATTAAGCACAAAAGATCTAGTAAGTGAAAACACGGGTGGTGGGATGGCAAAAACAATTGCACCAGGAAACCACACACTAAAAATTAATAGTATTGTATTGGAGAACTTTCAATTTATTGATGGTGCCAAGCATTTAATACTTAATGTTGAAACAGAACCAATTGAGGGGTTTGAAGGCTTTTATATTGACAAAGATGATGAAAGCAAGGGTAGATATGCTGGACAGATTGGTAGGGTAAAAGCTAGTCAATATGCATTTGCTGATGGTGTAACTAAGTCTGGAATTAAAATTCAGAGAGATAGATCTCTAATGATGTTCTTGGCTAACTTATCTAAGGCAACGGGTATTATGAAATGGTTTGAGGAGCAGGATAATAAGTTTAATACTATTGAAGAATTTGTAAGAAACTTTAGTGATAATGCTCCACTTAAAGATAAGTATTTAGATTTCTGTATTGCTGGTAAGGAATATGAAAACAAGTCTGGTTATACTGCCTATGACATGTGGTTACCAAAAGCAGAAAATAATAAATATGCTTATGCTGAAATGAGTGCAGATAAAGTACTTCAGTATGATGAAACTAAACATCTTAAAAAACTTGAAGTAAAGCCAGTAGAAAACTTTGGTGATGATGATGAATTCTCAGCACCATCTAGGGGTTCTTCTGATTTCAGTTTAGATTAACAGCTCTTGTATACAGGGGAGTTAATCTAGCTCCCCTTATACATTTAAATTGGGTTGCTATGATTTCTACAAAGAATTTAATATATGATTTAGCTGATGTCCCAAGAGAGTGGGTATTTGAACACTATCTAAACCTTACTGAAAAACTTACAGGTCAGGATATTAAAATAAAGTCTGTATTTAATACACGGGAGAAAACACCTTCTATGTGTATTTATATTGACAGAAATAATATTTATAAGTTTAAAGATTTTTCTTCAGGTAATGGTGGTGATGCAATTAGTCTTGTCCAAAATCTATTTAATTTATCCACTAGAGGTTCTGCAAGTTATAAGATTATTGAAGACTATAACCAATATGTTCTAAACAATGGTTATAATCCTATTAAATCTTACAAACAGCACAGTAAGTTTAAAGTTACTGATTATGAAATGCGGCACTGGAATACTCTTGATCAAAAATATTGGATGGGATTTCACATTGGTTCTAGATTGTTGTCTAGATATAATGTTGTTCCACTAGAATATTATGTGATGACAAAGACAGATGAAAATGATGTTGTGTCAAGCATAACTATCAGGGGTAACTATATCTATGGGTATTTTAGAGAAGACGGGACACTCTATAAGATCTATCAGCCAAAGGTTAAAGAAAGTAAATTTATCAAGGTAAGAGATTATATACAGGGTACGGAACAATTAGTATTTGATAAACCTTATTTGATAATTACATCTTCCCTTAAAGATCTGATGGCATATCAAAAACTAAAGATTAGTAATTCAGAAGTAATTGCACCAGACAGTGAGAATACTATGATACCTGAGAACATAATGAATAGCATTAGTTCTAAGTATCAAAAAGTATGTGTGTTGTTTGATAATGATGAGGCTGGTATAAAAGCTGCTGAGAAGTATAAATCAAAATATGGTTTTGAGTATGTAGTGTTAGAACTTGAGAAGGATTTATCAGATTCTATTAAAACACATGGTGTAGATAAAGTAAGAGATAATCTTTTGCCATTATTAAAACAAACATTATTATGAGTTGGATATATCAAGGTAAAGAGTTTGATGACAAACAAATTCCAGATGGAGCAGTAGGCTTTGTTTATATAATGTCTGCTATTATAGATGGAAAATCAGTTTTATATGTAGGTAAGAAAAAT